TCCAGAACTTGCATCACTACCATATGTAGAAGATCCATATATGCCAGAACCATATCCTTCCGTACTATTACTAGAAGATTTAATCATTGTTTTAAATATTTCAGAAATTCTTGATCCGGTGATAGTCGGAAGAGTTGCTTCAGAAGTCCAATATGGTGTTGATCCTGTTACCCATGCACCATTATAACGATAAATTATATCATATGAATATGGTGTTGATGTATATGAAATACTATTAGTTAAAAATCCAGTATAATTATCAATATTTTCTGCACTTATAACAGATGCAGTTTCAGAGTTTATAATTAAATCTGAATCAATAACATGATATGATGATGTTATATTTTTTGTATCAGATGAAACAATTAAAGTAGTATTATATGTTTCATTAAACTTTTCAATATATCCTGTATTTGTACTATCTTTACTTCGTTCTAATAAATTTGGTTGTATTAATAATCCAGTTATTTTTTCAACTCTTGCTGGTAATAACTGTTCGATTTGTGAAAAGAATGATAAATCAAATAAACTAAATATACGTAAAAATTCATTAATATTATTTTTATCTGAATATTTTTTCCAATATGTTTCAGAAAATTTTTCTAGAGCTGGATATGATTTAGAATCTTGATCTGCAGGATCTCCAATATATTCTTCTAAATCTACAAATCCCAATTGAGCGATAATATCTTCATTAATCATTGTCTGCGGAGAATAAAATATTCCTAATTTTGCTGAATCTAAAGGAGCTTTGTCATATTGACTTTGTTCTGCTCTATTATCTGGAGATAATGTACTTATTAATTTATTATCTTCTAATCTAATTTTATTATCATCTAAAGTATCGTTTCCTACAGAAATAGCATCATAATAATATGTTTCTTCTTGAGAATTATATGGCTCAGCAGTAGACCAACCATTAAACGAAGCGGATATTCTAGAATAATTTGGTTCAACACCTTGTAGACTAGACGTTACAGAATGATTAACTTTTTCATTTAATGGAAATCTTGCTACTAATTCTTCATATGTGTCGACATTACCATCATATGCTCCAGGAGCTTTTGTATGATTCGAAAATGGTGCTATGTTTAAACTAGAACTCCAAAATCTTAATTCTTGCAATTGTCCAGATAATCTAGATCCTCCAGTAGTACCACCTAATATTAATGTTCCAGTATTAGGAAAACTTCCAGTTATTGAAGCTGATACAGTAGATATTATTTTTCCATATTTTGACTTTTGTGCTAATATTTCCAATGATCCATTTGAACCAGATCTTAATAATGTATTCAAGTATTCTCCATCAAAACAGTCAATTAATCCAGATGCAGTCGTATTAACTCTAATAGTACCTAATGTTCCGCTGTTAAAATCAATTGTAACATCGTTTCCACCAATTGAAAATAAATTCATGGTAGATGGTACCGAAGGATTTTTGAGTACATTATCAGTTCGGAATCTTAATTCTACAGCCTGTATTGGTTTTGTATAATTTACAGTAACTGTCCCTGCAGCATTATTTATCAAATCTAATGCATAATTAAATTCTTGTGTTTCATATATAGGAGCTCTTTCAATTCTAGGACCTCCATATTCATTAATCGAAATTAACGATTGTGGTATTCCGTAACATGATAACATAGCCCGTATACTACGCTTAGTTCCTTTTGATTTTAATAATAATGGTAAATTATTAACAATTCTTCTCCATATACTATATGTTGTATCTCGTTTCGAAACTGCAGGATCTCCAACAGATAATGATCCTGTTATTGGAATTCCTTGTTCATTAGTTCCAAATAAATATTCCCATAAATCAGATCCCTGACTTCCTTCTGATAAATTCCATCCAAATTGTTTTGCTACATTATATAATAATTGATTTGGAACTCCTCGTTTTGGATGTTCATCTCTATCATATATTTTTGATAGATATCTAATATATGTATATAAAATATCAAAATGATGACCTAACATATTAACAAATACGCTCATATCAGAGTTATCAGAATCAAATCTTATAAATTCCGGAATACCATTGGTTAATATATTTGTATTAAAACTATCATATAAACCAGCTGATGTATATAATGAATCATACCATGTAATAAAATTACTACTAGTAACAGACATTAATGAATATGGTTTAGTAGAATTATTTTTTGGAGCTGGTTGTACATAACTTCCTGTTAATTCTGAAACAGTTACATCATATGAATTATATTGATCATGAGTGAATAATAATGACGATGACTCATAATAAAGATAATTTTCAAATTCATCAAATCCAGAAATTAAATTTGTTTTTAATTGATTATAATCATTAGCATTAGTTGTGCTAACAGCGCTGTTAATATTTGAAATAACTATAGATTGAGATGTATATGTTTCAATTAATCCTAATTTATATCTAAAATTAGCTAATCGTTCAGTTGCAGAACTATAAAAAATAAAATTATTGAAGTCAGAATAATCTATATTTAAATCAATTCCAGATAATGATCCAGAAAAATATGAATCAATAATTTGTTGAGATGTTTGAATTGATGATCCTAATAAATCATTCCATGATTTTAAATCTGTTTCAGTAGAAATATTTGCTGCGTTTGTATTTGCTTGCCAATTTGGACCAGATAATGTTGTCAATGTTGATAATAATGATTCCGGTGTAATCTCAACAGTATCAATATATGGTAATTTTTTTTCCTGTACTACCCAACATTTAAATTTTAAATTAATATCAACTGGTAATGGCTTTAATAATTTTACATATAAATTAGATCCAACTACAACACTATTAACAAATTGTATACAATTATTCTGACTAAAGTTTAATAAATATGTTTCTGTTACATTTGGATTAATTATATTATCATTTAATTGTGTTTGATTTACATCATCAATAAAATTAACTAACTGAGTTAATGCTGATTGATTTGTATCATCAATTATTGATAACTTTATTTCAGTACGATCGGGAGATATTTCTGATACTTTTAAGTATTGATTATCATAACTTCCAATTAAATTTTCAAAAAAGTTTAAAACAATCCTAAAATTACCTCCAGTAATTCCCAATAATTCAAACTCATGATATAAATTTATATCTAATGCTGGTATAGGAAATGTAACATTTGGAATTTGAGGAGATATATTATTAGATTGTATTGAATGATTTCCTGTTATCCATGAATTATTTGAATATATATGAAATTCTGTTTTTTGATTACTAGTTGTATTTAATACAGGAGCGTAACTTATACGATAGTCCGGATAATCTAATAATTCATAATCTACATTAGGTAATCGTTTTGCAGATAAAGATTCTTTTGAATTTAATATTTGATCAATATTTGAATATTGTTTTAACATATTATATTATACCTTACCATATCCAGTTGCTCCTGGATCATCTATTAATGAAATTTGAAATCTAGTAGATTGTCTCAAATACCAAGCTGGATTACCACTACAATTAACAACACTATATTGATCATATGGTACCATATCATCAGGATCAATTACATAATCTATTCTAAGATAAACATATGTATCAAAATGGTCTTGTGAACTACCTCCGCCTTGTTGTAAAGTAGTTCTAGATACATATGGATATTTATTACTATATAATGGTCCGGCGTTTTGATCCCACCCTCTATATGACACCGGAGTTCTTCTTGATAATCCAAGTACAAATCCTGTATTAATATCTGATTGTGGTCTATGAGTTGCAGCTGCAGTAATTTTTATTGCTTTATTTGATTCTTTAATATATTTTATTTTTTCTGTAGTTAATACAAAAGCAGATAAGTCATTATCTATAGGCGCGCCAGCTAATGTTTTATTAAATGGTATCAATGTCATTGGATTTGTATTTGAACCACCAGACGTAGCAGTTGTTATATAATCACTTAATGTAGTTCCATCTGATGCTTTAGGACTTAATATATTATAGCTTGTTACTGGATCAACTCCCGTATCTCCTAAATCAAACGTAGAGTTAAATGATAAATCTAAAGTAGAATCAACTCCAATTTTAGCTGGAAATTTAAAATAATTGAATTGTGTATTAACTGCCTCAATAAACGATTTATTGGTATATGTTTCAATTGCTGAGTCTATTAATAAATTTTGATTATTTTGTGAATTTTCTTCGAATACTAAATTTCCGGCTGAATTTCTATTGTTTACTAAAGAATCATTAGATTTAAATGTTATTCCATTTTGTATATATTCTTCTTGAATACTAGTAGCTATAAATGGAGGTTGTTGATAAATAGCATTTGACGTTACAGATCCAGTTGGAACAAATTGTACAGGTAAAAACAATGGGCCAGCATTACTAGGAGTATTAGTTCCGGTTCTTCCTGCTCCAGAAGGACCAGAAGTATTTGGAGTTGCTAGTTGTATTCCAGAATTTCCTTGTATAGAATTATTAGTTGCAACAGTTGCTGAATTAGTACTAGGTGGTAGAGAGTTTGGATCAGGGGCATTTGGAGTAGATGTATTAATTGGAAATAATACATCTTCATTAGAAATATCAGTATGAGATTGAATCGTTCCTTTTGTAATAACACCATTTGAATGCGAATGCCATGCTCCTACATAATCAGCTCCAGTACCATCTATATATTCACCACCAGGTGTATAACCATTACCAGTTGGTTGGGGGCCAGATCCTCCTGAATTAGCTGCATAAGCTCCGCCTTGAGATTGATTAGGATATAATTTTAATTTATGTATTAACATATTATCTTACTATTTTAAAATAGAAGTCATCTTCTATAAATTCTTCATATATTCCAGATGTCACTTTAAAACATAATCTATAATACCGCTCTGGCATTAATCCTGACATATCCAAATTAATAAAATTACTAGTTGAATCACAACTAATTTTAGTATATGTTTCATTGAAAGGAATTACAACTTCTTCCGTTCCTGCATCTCTTATTGAATATAATGATCCAGTAGGTAAAAATTTAACAGACTCTTCTGGAAATAAATTTGTTGGCGACTTTTGCGGATATCTATCTCTTGCAAAAATTCTAACTTTATTTACACTAGTGTCTTTATATTCTTTTTGTAAATCAGTATATATTTTATATGAGTCAATATTAAATTCAGATAAAGATCCCGTTGAGAATGATGACTTATCAAATAACATTAATAATTTAGGAACATATATAGTGTGAGTTTCTCTACTAAAAAATTTAATAGATCCAAATTTATTTACTGATGCTTCGTCTGTGTCAGAAAATTGAAGTAAAAATCCATTATTTGGTATAGAAACCCCATTTGATCCTGATTGCCAAATTCTAATTGCAGATGTTACATCCATATAGATATCTGTATTTCTAGTACTAGAAGCTTTATCTAGATCTGTAACTCTTGTAAATGATTGAGAATATTCTAATTGTAATCCAGAATTAGGAGACTGTTCTAAAAAACTTCCTCCATATCCTAATCCTTTAATTATTAAATTACTTCCTCCAGCAATTTCTTGGTTCTGAGATCCTGAAGTCCAATAGCTTCCTGATTTAGGATATGACCAAGTACATCCATCTGTAATAATTGGTGACGAATTAACATATCCTAAGCCATTATCCCAATCATCTCCTAATACTTTTCCTTCTATAGTATAAGAAGAAGGTAAATTGACTGCATGAGTTGTATATAATTGTAAAAAGAATTTACAATTTTCAATAGCAACATTATATTTTGTTAGCGCCGTATTAACTTGAGTAATATCAAATTTAACTAATGATCTTGATTTTAAATAATTTGTACCACCTGTAGAATCTGATTTTCCTATTGCTAAAATTTCATCTAAACCAGCATTAAGTGTAGCAGAAGCTTCTAAAATAGTTGTGTCCTGAGATGGGTATAATATTTTAAACATTTTTTATTTTTCTATTAAGTTTGATATGTTACACTAGGACTATTTATAAAGCCTGTTACATACCAATATGTTCCGTCACAAAATAAATCAAAAGAATCTCCGGTGT